TATGGTATAGAGATTTTCAATGCATCCGGTCAAACGAGACTAAATACTGAAACATCTACGGGTATTCTAGTTGCTGTTGGTACCATTAGTTATAGTGGTTCTTCTACCTCTACGATTACAGTACCCGCAATTGGGGGCTCTGGCACTTCATATGCTTTAATATCAGGTCAATCACCATCTATCACTCAAGTTGGGAGTATTGCCATGACTAACCAAACGACAGTTACAGTTACTTGGTGGAGTGGTGCCAATGTTTCTGATTTTGTAAACTATGTAGTTTATCATAGGTAACTGAAATGGCATATGGTTTAGAATCATTTAATAGTTCGGGAGTAGTTCAGTTCAGTACCCAATCCACTACTTTGGTCAAGTTAGCGTCATTCGAGATATCGAATCTCCATAGTGGGGGTTCTATTACAAATAGTGGTTTTACAATATTTGGTTGGGACGGCCCAAACCCAAATAGCGGTTCTTCAATAGAGAGCCCTTGGTGGTCTTGTTCTATTGATTTACCCGTAGGTTTAGATAACAGTAAAGTCTTGGTTTTTGCGAGACCATCTGCATCTAATGATGGGACTTATTTGGTTCAACAAGATAGGGGTCGACACTCAGTTATGATGTTTGGAGCAAATCCTCAATCCAATATTCCTCGTAGAATAAATTTTTACAGTAACCTACGTGGAGATACATACCCTATAGAATTTTTATTTGCAGTAAAGCCCGGTGATGCAACACCCGAAACAGCAAGCTATGGGTTAGATATTTTTGATGGGAGCGGTACCGCAGATTCTAATCTCACGTTTAGTAGTAGATTTCCATTATTGCAATTGGAAGAAGCGGGATCTGTTAATGCCTATTTATTCCCATTCGGCGTAGCAACTACGTTTCAACGAACTTATGTTGAAGATACAGGATCTATTTCAAGTGGAACAAGTTGGTCTACTGATAATGCGCCATTTATTCTTATTTCTAATACAGGTTTTTATGGTCAGGTAAGCGGGTACTATAATCTAAATCCTTCTGGTAATCGTAGTGGTAATGATGCTTTTGATAACAACGGAGCAAATTTTGCAAATTCTATTTCTTGGACAATTGGTTCTGGATCATGGACATCTAACACCGCGTTTCATTTAATAGACGATGGGTTTGGATCGGGCAGTTCACCTGCAATTAATTATTTTGGTGGTACCACACCACATGACTACATTTCAGTTTCGGAAGGTAATTAAATGTTAAAATCTAATACAAAATGTTTTGTTAACGAACACGGACAGATCGTTAATGTTTTGGAATTGTATAGTGGAAGTTATGAAGACGGATCAGTGGACGCTTTAGGACACACTGTTCAGTCTTGGGATGAATCTCTTAACGTTTCTTCTGCACATGAAGCCAGTCAAAATTATTATTGGGACGGATCTTCATGGCAGTCCAGAACCCCATTCCCATCTCAGTATCATGTCTGGCAAAATGCTGCATGGTCTCTCGACTCTGATAGATTTACTGGTGAGGTACGAAGACAAAGAGATGCAAAATTAACTGCATCTGATTGGACGCAGACGGTATCAGATTCGCCATTAGATTCTGATCAAATAGAAGCATGGGCAACTTATCGACAAGAATTACGCGATATTACAAACAATCTAGATGGTATTACCAATTTAGATGATGTAATTTGGCCAACGAAACCTGAGTAAATTATGCATAATCATTTTTTGGATAAAAATAGAAGGTATATAAACCTTCGTACGGCGAAGATTCAAGGTGTTCTACCAGAATATTTTGCAGCATCTTATCCGAAATTCATTTCTTTGCTAGAACATTATTATGATTTTCTAAACGAAAACGATTCTACCGAAATCCTAACTCATTTGTTCGCCTCGCGTGATGTGAACGAAACAGATATAACCCTGCTCTCGTTTATCGAAGACGAATTATTACTTGGCGATGCATATTTCCAAGGGTTCTCAAAACCCGATGCTACACCAGAAGAGCGCGAAACACAACTACGTGCCGCTGCTAACTTTTCTAGCATTATGTTTAGGTCAAAGGGAACACGATTTGCTATCGAATGGTTCTTCCGTTCATTTTATGGGATTGACGCTGAGGTAATATATCCAAAAGAAAACATATTTACAATCGGCGAAATAGATTCTAAGATCGGTGCGGATTCTCTCCGATATCTAACTGACGATAAACTCTATCAAACCTTTGCGTTACTGATACGTGCTGGTATACCTATCTCACAGTGGAGAGAAATATTTAAACTGTTTGCTCATCCTGCTGGAATGTATTTGGCGGGTGAGGTTTTGATTGAAGGAATATCCGAATCGATCCTTAGTGCAGATGACTCAGCAGTTTTACAAAGAAACAGTTCAGAGTATACATTAGGTGTTTCTCCTTCAAGTACTGCAGACGAAGGTACTGCATTCGATTTCACTTTGATTGGATCTGATATTCCGGACAATACTTCTGCGTTGTACTATTATGTTTCACATATTTTAACTTCCGATTCAGATTTTGTTTCTCCGCCCCCAAGCGTTTTATCGCCAGAGTATTTTGACATTTATGACAGTGCTGGCGGGGCAGTAGGTCACTTCAGTATTCCAACCCGCATCGACTCTAGTGAAACTGAGGGAACTGAGACATTTAATGTTTTCATACAAGACGATGAAGGAAGAATACAGGCGCAATCTTTAATTAACTTACAGGATGTCATATCAGCATATACCATATCGCCAGACAATTCTAACCCTTCTGAGGGGGAATTGATTAACTTCAGTATTCAGGGTACCAACGTTCCTAATAACGGAAACACAACCTTGTTTTATTACGTGCAACATGGTTCAACTACAGATGCAGATTTTGTAACACCTCCTCCAAGTACGTCAAACGCAGAACCGTTTTCTATTCTAAATGACAGCGGTTCGTTTAGTTTAAGAACAAAAGTCGACGGAGTCTCTTTCGAGTTAGAGACTTTTACTGTCGCCCTGCAGACAGAAGCGAATGGAGGTATTCAGAAAGGATCCACTGGTATTTTCTTGCAAGAAACTACACCGACATTTAATCTTTCGGTCAGTAATATCCTAGAGGGAGAGAGTATTGTTGCTCAACTGGAAGTCGACTCAACGACAATCGGGGAGACCATTAATTGGAATATCACCGGATCTGCAGAAAGCGATTCTAGGGTTGCGACAAACACGGGATCATTTTTAATTACCGATATCAACGAAATATACACTCTATCAGAAACAATTGGCGACACAACGTATCACGGACCAGTTAATGGACAGGTGTCATTTACTTCCTCTATTTCGGGATTTACTGACAATGACGGATTCACAATTCTAGATCAAGCGCCATCGTACACGATTACACCTTCACCATTGACTGCGAGCGAAGGCGATTCAGTTTCATATACCATCGGCGGTACAAACATTCCTGATTCAGATGTCAACTTCTATGTTTCATTTGGTGAGACAAATTCAGCAGATTTCGTTGGGACAGTTCCTACTATTGGTGCACCAGAGACCGTAACTATTTCGGGCGGAGTAAGCTCTCCAAGTCCGATACTGCAGTTCGCAACTAACGGCGATCTCAATCCAGAATCATTTACTGCAGTGGTGTCATCAACCTCGGGGGGCGTTCTCGCTGAGGCAGATTATACAATCCTAGGAAACTTGACATATGATCTAACAGTAGATAGCGATAGTATTGATGAGTCGACGCTCTCTTTATCCACTTTGCTTACAACATCTGATTCGGATGGTTTATATTATTATTGGATTCAAGGGACAAATATAACCTCTGACGATTTTATTGCTGGTTATGCTACCGCTTCATCAAAAGAACCCTTTACAGTTTCTAGTGGATCTGGTTTGTTTAGTGTTTCTATAAAACAAGATAAAATTCGAGAAGGCAACGAATCCTTTACGTTCTTAGTTTCTAAAACGCCTTCTGGTGGTGCAGTTTCTGTATCTTCGGTTGTCACTATTGCTGACACTTCGACACCAACATATACTCTTTCTGCGCCAGACATTACCGAAGGCGATACGCTCACCACTGCGATTACAGCGGACACTAGGGACGTTGAATTCTTGTATTTTGAAATATCTGGAGCAGGTGTCACCGGAAGGTTCCCAATCACTCAGAAAGTCTTATCTGTGAGCGGTAACAATTCAATTGACTTTGATACAACTTCTCTATCGTCGAGTCAGGGGGATCAAACAGGGACGATTACAGCAAGGATTAATAGTCATACTGGGTTGATTGTTGGAAGTGATACCTTTGTACTTTCTGACGACAATCTTTCTGCAACACTCGTTACTGACCTTACAGGAGACTCCGCAGACGAAGGCGACACGATTAACTTCACGTTCAGTGGCACGAATATTCCTGATGGAACATACCATCATAGAACTTCGAACATATATCCTGCCCGAACAGATCAGATTTGCCCACAGGGCACATTCTTCATATATTTACAAAGTACAACCAACCTTTCGATTGGTATGAAATCGAACACGGGGGATATTCCAGGAACTATAGTGGGCGTTTCTCCTGGATCGGGTGTCACGATGAGTAATTCGATTCCACTATCAAGTTTGCCGGTTGGGTATGATTTTCATTTTGCTCAACCAGAAGTGTTCGAAGACTTTGATGACATATATGAAGCATCAGGTTCATTTAGCGTCTCCTCAAACTCAGGAACATTTCGAGTCGACGTAGCAGAAGATTCTGATCTATCAGATGACGTTTATACGTTCGGCGTATATGATTCTCATATTGGATCTCTCCTCGCTTCTAGGTTGGTGACAATTAACGATACAACTGTCGCTGATTTGGTTGAGGTTTCATTTAAACCATCTGGCATAACAACTACAACTTCGAATCAAACAACTACTACTACTGTTAGATTCGAACCTGATGGCGATATAATGAGTTCTAGCTCATTGAGTGAGAGTGTCACTAATACAGTTGGGACTTGGTTAAATCCGACCACAAACTTGCCAGCAAATGCTAGCGATTATGAAATAAGAGCGACGAGAAACTATTATTCCGGCGTAACCACTGGAAGTTTTGGCACTTGGGAAACTCTTAATCAAAACAGAACTTGGACTGTTACAGTATCTGATCCGAACTTCAGTGCTGATGTTTATATAACATTCGAGATTCGAGAAAAAACTAATTCAAATAATTCTGATAGCTGGAGTGTATTGCTTGAAGCGTTCGAATATTATGAGGGCGGAGGTCCAATACCGTGACAGATCAAGATAAGAAAAATATCAAAGACGATTACGAAACCTCTCGCGACACATACCTTGACTTAATCGAGAACGGTAAGCGCGGCATGGACTTAATGATGGAGGTCGCGCGCGAGAGCGAGCACCCACGTGCGTTCGAGGTTCTATCCGGCATGATCAAGAACATCGCTGATGTGACCGATAAACTGATGGATCTAAATAAAAAGAACATGGATATAATGAGCGATCCTAAGAAAGAAGAACAAAAGGCAATCACAAATAATAATGTTTTTATAGGAAGTACCACTGACTTGCAGAGACTACTGCAACAACATGATGAGAAGGTGATTGATGTTAGCGATACGAATGAATGATAGTTATCTTGGTAATATTAATGTAAAACGGGATGGCATACAACAACAGTGGACTGAAGAACAGGTCGTTGAGTATGCTAAATGTATGAAAGATCCTGCATATTTTGCACGAACATATGTAAAAATCATTTCTCTCGATAAAGGACTTGTCAACTTTGACCTTTACCCATATCAAGAAAAGATGTTTGACCATTTCAACGATAATCGTTTCTCAATCGTTTTGGCATGTCGACAAAGTGGTAAGTCTATTTCGTCCGTTGTTTATCTTCTATGGTATGCTGTATTTCACCCTGAGAAGACGATCGCTGTCCTCGCTAACAAAGGTGCAACCGCTCGAGAGATGCTCGCCAGAGTCACCTTGGCGCTTGAAAATCTACCGTTCTTTTTACAACCTGGCTGTCGTGCACTTAATAAAGGTTCTATTGAGTTCAGTAATAATTCTCGCATTATTGCTGCTGCCACCTCTGGTTCTTCTATACGTGGTATGTCTGTTAACCTGCTTTTTCTGGACGAGTTTGCGTTTGTTGAGCGTGCTGCTGAGTTCTATACTTCAACCTATCCTGTTATCTCATCTGGTAAAGATACGAAAGTTATCATTACATCTACAGCGAATGGTATCGGAAATACCTATCATAAAATATGGGAAGGTGCTGTACAAAAGGTTAATGAGTACAAAGCATTCACGGTAAATTGGTGGGACGTTCCTGGTCGAGACGAGGAGT